TTTTACCCTTGATAGTAAGTCCTGCTGATCGTAACCAACAAACATCATACATAGCATTATGAAAAATAAAGGTAGTGTCTTCTTGTTTTAAAATATCCTGAAGCCAAGATAACACTAGATTTCTATCCAGGTTTCCACCTTGCTCATGATGTATTGGATAGTAACCAGACCATCCTTCTACGGCTACTGCTATCCCTGCAATATGGCCTCTGTTAACCACGTTCCCCGATCCGAGACTCATTAACTCCGGGTCGTTGGTCTCTAAATCTATAGCGATTTCTTTATGACCTTGTAAATCTTTTAGTTCCTCCGGCATCACCCATTCGGTGTCCGGTGTAAATAAAGGTTGCTGCGTGCTTCTAGTCATGTTCTTTTTTCCATTCTTCTCTCTTCATTTCGTCAATTTCTAATTCACAGTAATGAATTATTTTTTTAAGATCTTCTATCTTATTTTTATTTAAATAACGAATCACGTATTTTATAACATTGCCTTGAAAAAAATTCAAGTTATTGGCACGTATAAATTTGTAAGGTTGAATCTTATACTTCATATAATGATTACCACCTTCTTGTTTTGTATTTGGTAATGCTGTTTCAAACATCTGTTTATTTGTCATTTTTTTTCTCCTTTAGTAATAATTTTAATTCACCTAGCGTAACTTTATTATTAACAACACCTAATTGTAGTAGTTTTTTATATAGTCGAGTCATCAAGTATCCCTTTCAGTTCATTTAAACATTCTTTGGCTTCTCCGTAATATGTAAAAATTTCATTTTTTATTTTATATTCAATGAAATATTCATTTTTGTTTTTTTCTATTTCTATTATTTTCATTTTTCTCCTTTTAAGTTAGTGTAGTAGTTGTTGATTTAACGGCTATGAACGCAATCTGAGATAGAATTCCGAACCAACTTCGCCTTCATCCATGTCTAAAAGATTATTTGGCAGGGTACTACTACATACCCCTTGGGAATCCTCCTATCTCGTATCGGAACATCATAATAGATAAGCCCTATCAAAGTTCTTTGGATCTACTATATGTAATTCTTTTTTAGCCCTTGTCGCTCCAGTATAAAACAAACGATGTAACTCGTCTGGATCATGACTAAACGTCTCTAGAGCTGCATTGGTTAAGTCTTGTAGTAATAAAACTTTATCCGCCTCTCCTCCTTTTGCTCCATGTATAGTGGACATTATGATACGAGGATTTTTGTTAATCATTTCTCCATTCGCCCTCATATTACGAATGTAGTTTTCGGTGAGAGTATCTAAACCCTCAAACGATTCATACCATACCTTATCGGTAATCAATCCATACTGCTCCATGCATTCTTGTAATTTGTATTTTGTTTCTGCATGTAATGTTTTACCTTTTCTAAAACCATCTAAGACATTAGACCCTAAATATTCATAAATGTTTTTAATTTCTAAATTATTTAAAGAACAACCTTTACGCCATGCCTCCCAATTATTTAAAGCTAATAATAGTTTTAAACTAATAGAATTCTGTCCTTTGTATTGATAGTACCAGCCACGTAATTGACACAATTCTTTTACATCATCTAAAAAATAATTAGCCGAAGACAATACTAACCAATTACCTTCTGACATATCTATCTGTGTAATGTCTGAGTATCTTTTTAAGATACCAATTTCATCTCTTGGTTTATATTGTTTATCAAATCGGTTATCCACTTTACTAATAATCCTTTGAGACAATTCATGAATAGGTCCCCCTGGAATACGATAAGATTGTTCTAATATTTTAATGTCGTCTACTTCTTCCTTCAAAGCAATGAAGTGATCCACATCCGCACCTGCCCATTTAAAAATAGCTTGGTCATCATCTCCTGCAATGTAAGTTTTCTTAGAATTTTTCCAAATAGCCCGAACCATTTCCCACTGGATTAAAGATAAATCTTGTGCTTCATCAATAAATAATACCTCAAAACTAGGATTAATTTCTTTAGTAATAAAATCTTCTAATAAGTCATTGAAATCTTTGAGTTGTTTTTCTTTCTTAAAACGCTTGAGTTCCTCTGATAAAAGAAATAGAGTATTGCGTTCAATATCTAAAAGGTTTTTTCTAGAATCATAGTAATCCAATAAGTCCATACGTTTTACAGCTGCTGTATTAATAATAGTAAGATATTCATTGTCTGAGTTAAAGGTTCCATCCTCTGCTGAAAAAGTTGCAGTTCTAATGGGTATGCCACATTTCTGCCCAAATTCCCTATAGTCTTCTATCTTCATCATTCTTTCTCTACTCATACCTAGCATTCTAAATGCGTAGGAATGCAACGTTCTGAAATTAGCTAGATCTGTTTCCACATCTAATCCAAATTTCTCTGAAGCACGATTGGCTGCTTCTAGCGCAGCTTTCTTCGTAAAAGAAAAATACCCTATCTGCTTGGGTCTAACCCCTTGTTGAATGAACTCGTCTACCAAGTTCAACAACGTCGTTGTCTTTCCTGTTCCCGGTGGTCCTAGTATTATTGTTTTCATATCTGTATTTTCTTAGTTTTTTTTCTAAAAATTTATTTCTTTTAGTTAATTTACTAATCTGATCATGTAAAAAATCAATTTTCTGAGTTAGTTTTAAATGCCAATTAATCCCTATGCTAGAAGTCATCTTGTTGATACTCCACTTTAGAAACAGAAGCTTCTGTCTTCTTCATCGTTTTAATCTTAATAACTCTAGGGGTTTGATTCTTAATCATAGGTCTAAATTCTTCTACAAAACAATCTAGTTGAGTAAGATAATTACCTGTTTTAATTTTATCATGTTCCCAATTATTCTTTTTACAGAAACTATAAAAATCTTCTCTTCTAAAATAAGTAAACTGTCTATTCTCATCTGTGAATGGTAACTTATTTAAAATGTCATCCATGGTTCTTGCGGACTGTCTATTGGTAGTCCAGTCTTGTAGTAAAGAAGTCATTTCATTAATAGGATCTAGTGATTCCAATGGTTCTACTTCCTGTAGATTTTCCATCATTGGTTTTAAATAATGTTGCTTCCAATCTTTTGGTTTAGGAATAGGTATCACTAAGTTGGCCTGATCTAAACATGCTAATGCAAATAGTCCAGGCATATATAATTGTTCTGTTTTTAATTCTATTCTTTTTTCATCTACATTTAAAAACCATTGTGGTGGCTTAGATGCATACTTAGTTAAACTACCAAGACCTGGCATTTCTTCTTCACCAAATCCTACACCAAATCGTTTCATTCTACATAGACCTGACTGACATACTGAATTAATAGGTGCATCTTTACATCTATACTTATCATATCCTTTTCTATTTACTGATTTAATAAGTTGTTGAACTTCATTGTTACTCAAAGGTGGTGTCATGTATTGTATGTTAGCTTTTACAATTTCATCTTCCCAACTATCAGGACTGGCTTGTTTAAAATAAACTGCGATATTAAATAATGCATTATTTCTAGACCCCTCACCAAAACCTATAGCTGCTAATTTGTTTAGACAAGGGGGTCCATCTTTGAATGCTTCTTCTATTTTCTTTTCTTCGATTTTGATTTCTTTAATGTCTTCTTCTTTGCAAGAGTAAACATCATAGAGCTTATAAAATTCCTCAAGTGTACAACCGGTGCCATTATCGTTGATAGCATATCGTAGTCCTTTCATTTCATTGTGGTAAGGTAAGTTTAAAAAATTACCAGTGTCACCACGTTCCACTAATATTTCTGTCTGCTTAGGAAAGATCTCTGATCCTTCATAACCTAATATTTTTGCCATCTTCTTTAATGTTCCTTGCATTAAAGATGCGGGTATAAATTCTTTGGTAAATAAAAATACGTGTGCTCCCCCTGATTTAGAACGACATACAATAAGAGGAAGTTTTAGTTTGCGAATACTTTTAATGAGACTAGTGTGATCAAAATCATATTCGTCAATATCAATACAGCCCCACTTACAATTATTATTTTCGGTAATAGGTATGATCCCCAATGCAGGACCTTCTCCTTTAAGATGTTTTTCCCAAAGGTCATCTGTAACTGCACCTCTAACAATAAACGCCTTACCTCCTTGTTTACCATTTTCTCCTCTTTCACCTTTTTGATATTGTCCGTATGCTACGGTTAACCCATTAAATATTTCTTTAAATTTATCTTTCATTATACTTTCTTTCTGTTGTTGTGGGGGTCTATCACTAGACCCCCTTACTAAATCTAATACTTAAAAAGGAGCATTATCTTTAGCAATCTCTTCTACATCTGCTTTTGTTTGCACGTTACCTTTGGAAACATTTCCGTTAAAGTCCTTACACATTATGTATAAAGATTTATCTTCAGATCCCATGATTCTATTCATGTTAACAACCCAACCATACCAAGAACCTTTATCGTTCTTTTGTAATGTTGATGCTAGATTGTAAACAACCCCATGCATTGGTGGTATTGCAAACCCACCATTCCCGTCAGGTATTTGTATGGTTTTCATCATTGAATTCCATTTTTTACTAACGTTTAATTGTGTTGATTTCATAGTAATCAACGCAGGTGTAAATCCACCTGTTTTTGTTTCAGCCATAACATAATAAGAAGCTGTTTCTTCTAAGTAGTTACCATTTGGTAATCTAATTTTAGAACCATCTCTCTTACCTGTTGCGATTACAGGACTGTTCGGTAAGTGAATTGCCACAGGTGCTCCTGGACCATCCCCTCTATCCGACCATTCAGGGTAATCTTTTTTGTAGTAACAAGGAATTATCTTGATACCTTTTTTACCATCGAATAATTCGCTGGTAACAGTATTGTAGACATTGCCTGGCTTTGCTCCTTCTACATACTTCGCATCACCTTCAGTTACCTGTGGTGATAGTTGTCCTAAGATTCTAAGAAAAGGTAACGCAAGATCGTCTTGCGTCATGTTCTCAAAACCTTTAGCTGCATCATCGCCAAACAAGGCAAGTGATCCAGTTCCTTTTTTATCCACTACTTCATTACTCATTATCGTTTCTCCATTATTTCCGAGTTATTTTAGTTTTGTCTTTAATCCAAGTACTAAAGACATCAGAAGGCATGTCGAGCCCGGACTCGACACGCTCCTGAAATAGGGCAGTTAATGTATTCCAAGCCACATCAGATTTCTGCTGTGGATTAAAACCATTTTCCGCCGCAAGGTTAAGCAACTGCTCCGCCTTGTCATCTTCCCCACGACCAAAAGTTACAGACACATTGTTTTTAATAATGTCTCCCAACTTATTGTCTCGTAGCCATTTATGGGCCGCCTCTCTTTTATCCCCATCTTTAGGGAGAGTGCACCTATATTCTCTTTTAACTGTAACTGATGAACCATCTGCAAGTTTAATTGCACTTAAACCTTGCTCTGCCAGTAGTTCAGGAATAACCCTAGAACCAATATCATCTGCCATAGTCTTTAAATTCTTCAAAGACTCCTCAGTCCGTTCAATCTCATCTTGAATGTTTTTTAATTTTTTACATTCCTCTGAGATTTGTGTTACTTCCACATTATCTAAAAGATCTTTTGAATCATTTAGCATCATGTCGCTTACTTCATTACTCATACTATTATCCTTTCTGATATAGATCGAAATTTATTGGATAGTATTTAGCCTCTCGTCGATCCCATTTCAAGAGATTAAATTGACCATTAGTTTGGTCGCTTACTATTGCTGAAGAAATTCCAATCACAGCAGGATCTCCTGTCAACAATAAGTAATCTTGTGGTCTAAAGTCTCTCAAGTTTTTTTTCATTTTAAAAACAAAAGGACTAGATGAAAATATAATTTGTGAATCTGGTCCATAGTTAGGAAGACAGATAACTAAATATCCAAAATCAGATGCACCTAAAATATTTATATTTGCTGGTGGATGTTGTAACACATACACAAAATTCTCATCAGGATTATCTTTATGAAACTGTAAAAAATCAGCTAAAGACTTTGGTTTATATAATTCAAATATTTTATTTTTCATTCTAAAATTCTTTCTTGACATAGATATAATCATTACTATATAGCTTGTCAATAGAAAGAAGAAAATAAATATGAACTATAAATTTAAGACTAAGCCATATGCACATCAAATTACTGCATTGGAAAAATCATGGGATAAAACCGCTTA